CGGCGCATACAGGATGCGGATTGTCTCGGCCTTGATCCCCTTTTTGCTGTGGCTGATTCTTTGCAGATATCCCCAAGCTTTCAGCCTAGCGATCTGCCGATGCACTGCTGGCTGCGATATCCCGATGTCTTGGCCGATGCGCTTTTGCGACACCCAGACAATGCCGCCTTTGCTGGAATAAGCGCAAAGCGCCAGCAGGGTGCGCCATGTCCCGGCCGTCAGCCTGCGGTCATTGGCCGCTCGGATTGGCACAATGGAAAACCTGCGCCGATCTTGGAATTCCTGCTGCTCTAACGCTTGCTGTTCTGGTATCTGAAAGGCCGTCATGTCAGGATTTTATGTTAGTGGTCACTCTTGATCTAGATCAATGTTCCAATAAATACCTTTTGTATCCGGAACTGATGCCTATAGAATGCGGTCTGTTGTTTCGTAGTATCCATAAACCGTTCACCCATAAAGAGGAAAACGACAATGACCAGCACAGACCTAGACCTGACTGCCGACATCATCGATGTCCGCGACATCATTGCACGGATTGAGGAACTAGAGCAGGAACAGCCTGATGATGATTCTGCCCGCGACTGGACAGGGGCGCAGGAACTAGCAGACCTGCTCGCCCTGATGTCCGAACTGAAAGGCATGGGCGGTGACGAACAATGGCAGGGTGACTGGTATCCGGTCACGCTGATTCGTGACAGCTATTTTCAGACCTACGCGCAAGAATTGGCAGAAGAAACTGGCGCAATCGATAGTAATGCCACATGGCCGAATAACTGCATTGATTGGGAATGGGCGGCGCGTGAATTGCGCTATGACTACGCATCCCTCGACATCAACGGCATTACCTACCTTACCCGCTAACTTTACCCATAAAGAGGAAGTAAAATAATGTACACAATCAAAAGTTTGAAGACATGGGCAACGGATGATGGTGGCGGTTATCAATGCACTGTCTACCTTGACGGCAAAAAGCTTGCATATGTCCACAATGACGGGAACGGCGGCTGTCTTAACATCAAATACTTTGACGCTGTGGGAGAGAAGACTCTCTCTAATCATGTTGCGGCGTTGCCACCAATGATCTATGACGGAGAAACGCTTGAGTATGATGCCGACATATTTATAGAAGAATTAGTCTCTGCCTATGAGGTAGAGAAAAAGATCGTCAAAGCAAAGAAAAAAGGTATTGTCTTCCGCTTACTTTCTGACGAGAAATTAACTTTTAGAACCATCAACACGCTTGACCATGTCAAGGCATCGACATACCTAGACAAAAACTTTCCTTCTCAATATCAAATAATTTGAGCCCCGCCATGAATCCACTTTCTTACATTGCAAAAACTGAAACGATCAATACAGGCGGCGGCTCAATGGTTGATGTCTTACATCTTACAGATGGTAGAGCAATCATTCTTAATGACGAAGTGTTAACAATTTATTCATCTTTAGAAGCATTCCTCGATGGCAAAGATGAAATGCAAAGTTCGATAGAGTTAGTCTAATGGAAAGAATGGCGAATTTCAGAGGCGGCAGCATGAATAATTCAGGCGATATAGCAGTGGCATTCTTTTGTGCGGCCGTGGCCGTGGTGGCCGTGCTGCTGGCCGTGTATGAGACATTCAACAGAATAGGTGCAGCATGACAAACTGGACAGAATCACAATGGCACTGCTGGTGCGTTGTCTGGAATTCAGCGCTTTCCGCTGGCCTTTCAGGCGCAGATGCTCACAGAATCGCAATGGTCGCAGCGGAGAATTTTAAGCTTTAAAATCTAACAGACTCACGGCCAGCCCAGCGCTGGCCTTTTTTTTGACCTGTCGCCACTGGTGGCCGGTCTGTTATCGCTCGGCCTTTCCCGGTCTGGCGGTATGCTGCTGCGCGCCTTTTAAATCAGGCCGCTGGTGGCACTCGGCCTGTTGCTGGTGGTGGTGTACCTGCGCGCTGGTGTTAGTGCCGTGGTGGCCGCGTTTCCGGCCTTACTGCTGGCCTGCTGTTATAGGGTGGCCTGCGGCCTGCTGGCAGTGGCGCAGATAGTGGCGCTGGCGTGGCCTTACTGGTGGCCTGCTGGCGCTGGCGTGGTGGCCGTGGCCGTGCATGCGTGGCCGCTGGTGCTGGCCTGCTGCTGGCCTGCTGCCGCTGCTGCGCTGTCCGGGTGGTGGCCGGATGAGGCCTGGATAATCAGCAAAGCGCTGCTGATTACCGCGCTGCAACATGGCACGGCAACTCTCCCAGGCGGGACATATCGGGGGCGGCCAGAAATTTTCTGGGCTGAGTTCCAATTTTAAAATCAACCGGCTTGCCAGGATTCTGTGTCAAATTTACTTTGACACATTGCAATAATCGCAGGCACTTCTCAGCCGCCAGAGAATCAGACACCCTGCGCTTTGGCCTTGCGATGCACCGCCACCATCGCACCGCGCAGTGCGTTGTAGCCAACCATGCCACGCGCGGCCTTGACCCCGGCCAGGTAGTCAGCCTTGGATGGCTTGATCTTGGTCTTGCCCTTCCAGACTGGCTCATCAGGGTAGGTTGCCAGCACCAGCCGCGCCTCGCACTCTGTCATCCAGTCGGGACACTCATTGCAGACCTGCCGCCCGTCCACCAGGGTGACGCTGGAGGTTGGCCTGCCTTGGCAGCGCACCGAGTTGTCACAGATCATGGTTGTAGCTGGGTGTCGAGCGCCCAGTGCAAGATGGCGATAGCATCCGCTTCGTTGTCGTTCTCAACGGGATGTCCCTTGGCTTTAACCGCGACGATCATCTCATCCTTGCCAGCGTTTCCCTTGCCGGTCGCATGCTTCTTAATCGTCCCAACCGGAACGCCCTGATACGCGATGCGGTGATGCTCGCACCACGCAGTCAGCACGGCCAGGAAGCCACCGTACACATGCGCGGCATCAGTGCCAGCATGGCGGCGCACCTCTTCAAAGTAGACGGCATCCACCTGGCCCAGCTGCGACTTGATCTGGGTCAGCCAGTTCTTGAAGCGCAGGTAACGCATGCCTCCACCCTCGTAGCGCCCTGGCTTAAAAGTGATGTAGCCATGAGAGATCATGCCATCGCTGGATGCTGCCCAGCCGCTGGTAGTCCCAAGGTCCAGCGCCAAGATGACCTCTCTCATAATGATTCCCATTGTGTTGCCATTGCATCCGCTATACCGGAGAAAGTTGCGCTGCGGATTTTCCATCGATCTGTCGATGGACCGAGTTTGTTCTGGCCGCTATCAGTTTGATTTGCCCATCTCCGTTTGCCGTTCACAATGCGCGCCTCTATGTGTTTAGTTGGAGTTAGTAGTGGCAAATTCTTTAACCACAAACAGGTGGCCTTACTTGCGTCATGCCCAAACATCCACGGCTGGATAATTTGATCTGGCTTTCTTATCTGCGTAGAGATGATGCTGACAGGATTCTCCAATGCTATGTGTTTGATTGGAGCCTCTAGCAAAAGCTTTACAAAAGCCAAAGCGTCCTCTGTTAACTTTGGATCACGCAGCCCCCGTTTTGTCCAATGCATACCGCTGACGGATAGGTAGGTGCAGGGCGGGTGAGCAATCATCATGTCCCAGCCATCATTGAGTATCGCAACTACATCACCTTGATGATGCGGTCCGGGAACATCGCTCGGCAAGATGTCGCATGACATAGCATTGTGTCCAGCTTGGATGAACGCATCACGCACCACTCCGCTGTACTCGCATGCAACCAAAACCCTCATCTCTGACCCAGCATCTGGTTGAGCCTAGACTGCGTGTCGCTGTATCGTGGCGTGAGCGCCTGCCGGATGCACTCCTCGATGATACTGGCGCGGGAGCGGCGCTGATCCTCGGCGGCTTTGTCCAGCAGGGCGCGGCTCTCTGGCCGCAGTCGCAGGGTGAAGACTTTCTGTCGCATGGGAGTCCTTTTGTATAGCTACCTGATAGACCAATGGTAACGGACGAAAGCCCCAAAAACTTGACCAAGATCAAGATTCTGCAAGATAGTTGTTGTCAGACCGTTTGCTGTGGGTTAGAGTCCGGTCATGGTGTAGCGCAACGCTATACCCAACCACCCAGATTGAGGAGTTGACATGGAATACATCGCATACTATCGCGTCAGCACAGACCGCCAGGGTAACAGTGGCTTGGGTCTTGAGGCGCAGCAGGCCGCAGTCAAACAGCACGGCGGCACTGTGATTGCGGAGTTCACCGAGATTGAGAGCGGCGGCAAGTCATGCCGTCCCCAGTTGCTGGCAGCGCTGGCCGAGTGCAAGCGCACTGGCGCAACCCTGATCGTAGCCAAGCTGGACCGGCTGGCGCGTGATGCCAAGCTGATCCTGACCTTGGTGGATGAGGGCGCGAAGGTCAAGTTCCTGGACCTGCCAGAGATCGATACCGAAGGTCCGATTGGCAGGCTGATGCTGACCATCATTGCTGGCGTGGCCGAGTTCGAGCGCCGTATCATCTCCAAGCGTACCAAGGAAGCACTCGCCATGAAGAAGGCGCGTGGCGTGAAGCTTGGCTGCCCCTGCCCGGAACGCGGTGGCGCTATCACTGGTGGCCGCGCCAAGTCTAAGGCACTGCTCGCTGCCCAGCCGCTGGCCGCAGTCCTCGCTGAGATTAGGCAGTTAGGGTTCACCACCATCCGAGAAATCCAACAGGAACTCATGGCGCGCGGCATTGCCACGCCATCAGGCAGCAAGTCGTGGTCTACCAGTGCGGTTCAACGGTTGATAGGGAGAGTCGGGTGAGCGAGATCATCGCGTGGTATCTGGTGTTTATGTTGCTGGTCATTCTAATTTACGGAGGCTGACATGAAACTGATGGACATTTTCTTCTCGCTGATGGATGGCTATGACCCGCCGATCATGCTGCCGCATGAGTGCATCATGGCGTGGAGGCCAACTGATCCTCGGCGGTATGACTCGGTTCGTGCAGAGTGCATCAAGACCCTGCGTGAGAGTAACCGGTACATTCTGGACGGCCACTTCACGCCGACGAAAGCCAGCAACACGGACATAACCGTCACCTTCAATCGCGCGCGTCAGCAGTACGGCGAGACACTGATCCAGGTGGCGCAATGAAGACCATGCTGGCGTTTCTGTCGATCATCCTGGGCGGCTGCGGCAGCATGCAGGAGGCCGTCAGCAACCTGCAAGTGGAGAAAGATATCCAGGCAATGAGTCGAGCGGAGGTCATCGCAGGCATCAACGAATGCGAGAGCGCTGGGCAACGGGCCGTGGTTTTAAGCGCCAAGCGGCGCATCAGTGGGCAAGTGATCCCGGCTCCGGTCGAGGTGACCTGTCTTCCAAATT